GCTAGATAACTGATAAGTCGTTTATCACCATCAGTAAGTGTCGTATGCACTTTACCAAACGATACTCGTGCGGCATTGACTACTGATAAGTCCGATCCCATTTTATCTACTAACTCTACCTTCATATTTCACACACCTTATAATCTGATATATTGACTTCTTCAAATTCAATAAAAATTCTATCACTAATTTCTTGTACAGTAAAACCTACTGCAAGCATTGCTTTCAACAAATCAAAAGTTTCACTCGTCTGCCAATTCATTTGGAGCCGGTGGAGAGATTTGAACTCCCGACATCGACATTACAAATGTCGCACTCTGCCAACTGAGTTACACCGGCCATCAATTGAATGTACCTTTCCACTTCAACATCATTCTATATGTAGGAGTTTCCGCATAGTCTATGCGGTCGTCATCCCAACTCGCATAGCCGTCAAAAGTAAACATCGGAATTTCTGCATCAAACGCTAGTTGTGATGTCTTACTTATATCCCACTCTTTGAAATAATTTACACCTGCACTCAACATAGGTGAATAATAAACTTCTGGTTGGTCCTCTACCTTAGAGTATGCCAAACTCAGAGTAAGGCCTTTCTTATGAAACTGTAGTGCAGGGACTTCTCCATCCAGATAATTCAAACTCAACTCATCATTGAAACTGTATCTCATATTCGGTATGCCCAACTCACCATCTACACCTGGGACAAACTGCATTGCGAATCTATCGTGACCAATAGTCACATGGGGTGCTTTTCTATCGGGGACTACAACGGGTGGAGTATATACTTTTTTACCCAGAGTCAATACTGCTTTATTTCTATTTACTAGTCCGTATCCATACTCGGCATCTACACCTGGCGCACCTAGGTCTGTTGCCGTTGTAAGAATAACACGTTTAGTTGCTCTTGGATTTCTACGATACTGTGGGTATCTGTCGTGTAACTCTGCTACAACACCTGCAACATAAGGGGCGGCCATAGAAGTACCCATCATAACAATATAACCATTATGCTCATCAGCACCCCTAACTATACCGGGTGCCATAACAAAATCGTGTTTATATCTTTCACCGGGATAATTAGACCAAGGGGTCCTTTTGTTATTACCATCTACTGCACCGACCATAATAACATTGTCGGGAATACGACCGCCTGATACTTGGAGAGATACACCAGAGTTTCCTGCCGCCCGTGTAAATGTTACTTTGTTATATTTATTCCATAGTCGGACAGTCTTTGCGGGAGTCCAACCAGCACCATGGCCGTAACTCTGATTGAATACTGTAACACCCATATGATGATAACCGTGACTAATAGCACTTTCTTCAAGTGTTATATTACCCACTCTATTATCACCCAACCATTGATAGGGACCTCTAGTCCCATGCATATAAAACATCTGATACCCTACTACTCTGGCACCCTTATAAACACCTATTCTTTTACCGTTTATAATACTGGTAACGTGAGTACCGTGTAAACTTATTTGTCTATGTGGTACAAAATCTTTGTAGAAAAAAGATTTACAGTTACCTGCAAAACTACCCCATTCCTGATGCGCACAATTTATAGGGCCATCCATAACGCCAACTGCGGCGTGAGCAAACCGAGAATCGGTTAGCACTAACAACATCATACATAATATAATTTTTTTCATTTACCTTCTACCTGGAGTCCGTCCATATTCTTTTCTGAAGTTTGTGTTTCGATATCGTTTCTGATTATACCGATTCATCAACTCCTCATTCATTTCAACCATACGTGGTACACAAGTATCGTTGACCCATTTTTGCAATTCAGCATTATCATATTCTAGTGAACGAATACGACCTTCAGCCTGTTCTAGTTTATACGACAGATGAGCGATACGCCTTTTGGCTTCGTCAATATACGTTTCTTTTTCTTGTGTCATGTGAAATCCTTTACATTAGTTAGTGTAAGCATTCTATATTTCCTTACATCTATGTTTATAAATGGTGCATACTTATCCAGACGTTTACTAATGTCTGGCCAAATATACGTTTCGCTTATAGCTTTATCCCAATGAGTCTTATACCCTAAAATCTTGTCAAGTATTACCATTGTCTCTAAACTTATTTTCTTTCCTAGATATTGCTTTAGTAGTCTTGGATGCGAACCTTGACCACATTCAAATAGTATATCAAACTTTTCGCAGTTTGTCAAGAGCTTCTCCAAATCATTTTTATAATTATATTCTAGACTCTGAATGACCTTTTGGTGCTCTAACCAATTATCCTTGGAAAAGTCGCCGATCCATTGCTTTCCTCTGATAAGGTTAGCACAACAATATTCCACAAATTCCTCATGCGAATATTTGCGTGCTAAACGCACAAATTGGTATTTGTCTTTTCGTTTATTAAATTGAGGAACAGTAAGTTTAGTCTTACCGTTATATTTGAAATAATCATACTTGGTAGTAAAATGTAGTTTAAGTGCCATGTATAATTGACAGGCATCAAACTCATTCATAGGGGGAGTTTATTACACTTGGGTCCTTTGAGAACATTAGAAGCCTCTGCTTCCATCTGTAATTTCTCTTTCATACCCTTATCTATAAAACGAACTATTCTTTCTGGCTCTATATCTTTTTCTTGACAGATATAAAGTATAGCATCTAAATAGGGCATGCGTTTGGTTTTAACCAATTCTTCAATTTGTGCTACAAAACTTTTTGTAGTTATTCCAAGACTCATATTATAATACTCTTAAAAGTGATACTCCCTATCTATGCCTTTAGGAGAATCGGAACGGCGCTTTACAGCATAGACCGAACTCGTAGCCGTTGGTTGATAAGGTGGCTAACCCCAAGTGAGATTACGCTGCTAGCACATACTCACCAAAGTAGTAATCGTCATTTGCGGTTACTTTATTGTGTGATCCGTAATCTCTTGTAGAAATATCCCGTCAGTCGATCCTGTTTCTTCCCCGTATTCTGATAATTCTTTTCGAGGTCGTTTCCTATCTTCTGGAAGAGGACCCAACATACCTATGCGGGCCCATTCTTCCTCAGTGTAGTAATAACTATCTGGATATATTTTCTTTTTAGTCATATTTGGTGGAGAAGGGGGGCAATGCTCCCCCGTCCTGTCCAGTATCCGTCTACCGTCAACGATTTTGGTTCACATACTTATTTATGGTTACGATCCTGTTCCACCGAAAGCAACACTTACAGATAGACCAATGGCCGTAGTCCCACGATCCCAATCCGAATCAAACGGAACAGAAACATTAGGGGTTACTGCCAAACTGCCGAAGTGCATCGTGTAACCAACAGAGGCTTCTGTGCCCGTTAGTTCCATATCAGAAACATCCCAGTCTAGTGTATATGTTGAATCAAGTCCAAACAAACTATAACCAATATCTACTGACGCATCAATCTGACTGTCCTGGATATTCCAAGTGGCTGATGGTGATACTTGCGTACCCAACACCGCCAGGGAAGTTCCCAGACCAATTTCACTTTCCTCGTCAGAAGTGTAATCATATGAAACTGTGCCACTGAAACTAGGTGTTCCAACAGTCCAGTCAATACCAGCATCCACAGAATCAGAATGTGAAATAGTTAGGCTACCAGACCCAACAGAAAACTCATCTCCATCCTCATCATATGTAAATTTAGCATTTGGGGTTACAATCGTATAATCGTTGTTCACCGTTAGTGCTTCTGCCTTTTCGCCGCATGCGGCAAGTAAAAATGTCGATGCCAAGGCAACTGTGATTAGTGACTTCATTTATTAAATTCCTCCTTATAGAATATGTATTATTTATGTATAATTAGGCCGCGAGTTCTTTAAATACAGAATCGTAAAACTCTTCCATAATTTCTTCTAGTCTTTCTAGATGTAATTTTGTTTCACTTTTAAATATTTCTACTTGACCATCTTCAGCTACCATAGCGATAACTAAATCATCAACAGAATATCCAGTGTGCTCCTCAAACATTTTTGCATATGCAGTACACTGTACAAAGTAATCCTGTATCCACTCGGGCTTTTTCATTTTCGTAGTTGTTTTATAATCTACGATGGATAGTTTCCCATCCCATTCGGCAATCAAGTCCGAACGTCCTGCAACTTTGTATTCATCCGAATACATAGTTGTTTCTTGTAACACGACACCATCAAGGTGTTCGTTGATGTGACTTTTCAATTCACCAAACATATGCCAAGCAAGAAAATGCTTTGACTTTAAATGTTCAATGTCATTACCATTTACATACTCCTCACAAAGAGTATGAAATGCTGTTCCTCGTACCGCAGCAGTCCGTGAGATATGCTTCGCAGCATCTTCACCAACTCTATCACGCCACTGTTGTAGTCCTGCCTGTTTAGACCTTTGACGGCCAATAGCAGTTGTGATACTTGGATAGTGTTGTCCATTAACATCATAAAACCTTATGCCCTTTATGGACGTATGAGTCAAGTCTGGAAATGGTTCAAAGTTGTATTCTTTCATAATATAATTCTATCATAGTTTAGGGTTATTGTCAAGAGTTTTCTTTCTCTCCTAGGTTGTGCTTTGCAATAAGATAGTTGCGTACCAACCCACTACGAACTATATCCCCAAATCCAAATTCAGCAATATGAAACTCTTTCATCGTTTCCAGTATTGAAGTAAATCGCTGATGTCCATTAGCATTACCA